AACAAATGCTATAAGTTCATTTGATTCAGGAGGATTTACAACTGGTGCTAATAATGCTCTAAATACAGATGGCGAAGATTATGTAGCTTGGTGTCTAAAAGCAAACGGAGGAACTACAAGCAGTAATACTGATGGGACAATTACGAGTACAGTTCAAGCCAATCCAGCGGCAGGATTTTCAATAGTTAAATATACTGGAAATGCAACATCAGGTGCGACTATTGGTCACGGATTAGGAGTAACACCAAAATTAATAATAGTTAAAAATATCACACAAGCAGTAAACTGGGCAGTTTATAGTGAAGAGATTGGAAACACAAAATATTTGACATTAAATGAAGATTGGCCAGAATACACCTCAAGTGGTTTTTGGAATAATACATCACCTACATCAAGTGTATTTACAGTTGGTAATTCAGGTGCAACTAATGATTCATCAAGTGTAGATTATATAGCATACTGTTTTGCAGAGGTTTCTGAATTTTCAAAGTTTGGCTCATATACAGGTACAGGTGCAGCAGGTAATATTATAGAAACAGGATTTGAACCAGCGTTTTTAATGATTAAAAGAACTGATTCAGCACAAAACTGGCCAATAGAATTCGTAGGTGCAAATGGAGAGTTAAGAGCAAATTTATCAAATGCAGAAACATCAACCAGAGGTTCAAGGTTTTTATCTAACGGTTTTGAATTAACTGTTGATTGGGCAACACGAAATGCATCAGGAGGAAATTATATCTATATGGCATTTGCTGCAGACCCTGACACAGAAGCACCAACAGTAGCAAAAAGTTTTAGTACAGTTACTTGGCAGGGAGGGGCGTTAGGTTCTTCATATCCTGTTACTGGTTTAGGATTTCAACCTAATCTTGTTTGGATAAAAGGTATGGCAGTAGGTCATCATCATTATATAGTAGATTCTATAAGAGGCGCTAATAAAGTTATAGCTTCAAGCTTAGATAATTCTGACCCCGCTTTTACTCCTGATGAATTTGGTAGTTTTGATTCTGATGGATTTACTTTAACTCCTACAAGTGGTGGTGGTAGAACTGCATATTCAGCAGATGGCCCTTATGTGGGGTGGGCGTGGAAAGCTGATGATAATGAGCCTACGATTGAAGGAGGACCTGCAAAAGCAGTATATAAATTTGAGGACAATGGTAATGATGTAACAGGAGGGTTAAATTTAACTGAATCTAATATGTCATACAGTTCAAGTGGTAAGTTTAATAAAGCTGCTGAATTTAATGGGAATAACTCAAGTTTTACAAACGGAAGTATTACAGGATTACCAACAGGTACAAGTCCAGTAAGTATTTCGTATTGGGTTTATACAGATACATCTAATCAAAATGCAGGTTTAGTAGGTTATGGAAGATGGAATACAGGGGGTACAAATTCAGGTGCAGCAAATAAATATTTTGGTACAATGTTAGCAAATGGTGATTTGTTTTTTGCAGGTTATTATTATAATACTGCATTTAGTCCTGCAGTAACTTTACCAACAGGTCAATGGAATCATTTAGTATGGACTTTTGATGGAACAAATGTAAGAGCATATTTAAATGGTAGTTTAGCAGGAACTGTAAATAGAAGTTCATTAGATATAGGTGGAGGTAGTGGTAATTTAAGTATTACTATTGGAAGAAATTCTTGGAGTGGTACAGGTTCAGAACATTTTGACGGCAAAATAGACCAAGTAAGAATATATAGTGGTAAATTAGAAGATGAACAAGTAAGTCAGTTATATGCAGAAACTGTAGATGATAATGATGATTTAATTTTAGGTGGGCCACCTGAAACTATAATTAGCGCAAATGCTAATGCAGGATTTAGTATAGTTAAATATGAAGGAAATGGTTTAGCAGGTAAACAAGTTCCTCACGGATTATCAGCTGCTCCTGAATTTGTTATAATTAAACAATTAGATACAGCGGGCCATCATTGGAAAAGTATAGCTGCTATTCTTGGAGCAGGTCAAGCATTGTATTTAAATTTAACAAACGCGGCAACCGCTAATCAATTTAACAACACTTTACCAACAAGCACTGTGTTTACTTTAGACACTGACACTAATGTTAATGAAAATGGTCAACAACATATCGCCTACTGTTTCCATTCAGTAGCTGGATATAGCAAGATTGGGACTTATAGCGGAAATAATACTTCAACTTCTGTTACAACAGGATTCCAACCTGATTTTGTAGTGTTAAAAAGAACAACTGCAATAGGTAATTGGAATATATGGGATTCTGTAAGAAATGGAAGCTCAAGCAGTAACGATATATTATATTTTAATAAAGCTGACGCAGAAACAGATGCTGGTTCAGGAAGATATATTATTTTTAATTCAAATGGATTTACAATTTATGGAGATTCAGGAGATTCAAATGCAAATGGGCATACTTATATATATATGGCATTTAAAATAAATTAACAATGGCACAAACTAAAATAGAACAAGGTTTATTAAAATTTACAGAAGCAACTGATTATTTGCAGATTCCAACAGGAACTACTGCACAGAGGCCTGGAACAGCTTCAGCTGGTTATATTAGATTTAATACAACAACTACAAAATTAGAAGCATACGATGGAACAAGCTGGATTGGTATAGGACCAGATTATCCTTTTACAATGGATAATACTTTAAAAACATTAGATAATAACATATTAACAATGGATGCAACAAAATATTAATAATTAAGTAATGGCAAAACAAATAATAAACATAGGAAGTGCAGCTAACGACGGCACTGGTGATACACTAAGAGACGGAGCTGATAAAATAAATGACAACACTAATGAGTTGTATTCTTTATTAGGTGATGGCTCTACATTATCAATAACAGGAGATATATCCATGTCAGCCGGAGCAGTTACAATAGCAAATAGCGCTGTTGAAAATGCTATGATGGCTGCTAATTCAATAGATTCAGACCAATATGTAGATGGTTCTATTGACACAGCGCATATTGCAGACAGCCAGATAACGGCAGCTAAAGTAGCGGATAATAATATTACGCATGATAAATTAGAAAACAGATACACTGTTTTGAGTGCATTAGGCACAGGCTCAACTTTTGCATTAGATTTTAGTGCTGCAACAACTTTTACCGCAACAGCAAATGCAAATGCAACATTTACATTTAGCAATGCTAAGCAGGGGCAAGTAATAGATTTAATATTAACAGGAAACCACACAATAACATTTAGTCAAACAAACGCAACGTTTAATAAAGTAGGTTCAACGGATTATGATGGTACAGCAAATAATTTAATTCAAATAATTTGCACTGATGATTCTGCTAATCCTATATATATGTATTCAATAGGAGCTTATACAAGCGACACAACACCTTAATAATATGAAAGCAATAGAAATTAATAATGAAATAAAAATATATAATAATCTTCCAAAATCGTGGGATGATATAATTGGAGGGTTTGATACTTTAACAGACGCGGAGCTTGAAGAATATGGCTTTTATAACATTATAAAGCCTGATTATGATAATCAAATACAAGAATTATCACAAATATATTTTAATCAAGAAGAAAATGTTTTTACTTATAATATAGTAAATAAAACTTGGCCTGAAACATTAGAGGAGTTAAAAGAAAATAAAATAATTAACTTAAAGGGTTATATTAAAGATAAATTAAATAATACAGATTGGTATTATATTAGAAAATTGCAAAGAAATATTGATGTGCCTATAGAAATACAAGAACAAAGAGATGCTATTTTGGTAGAGCATGATAACCATATAGAGGCAATAAATGCATTAACTAAAAAAGCAGACGTAATAAAATATGAGTTTATCTAAAAGATTAATATCAACACAAGGTTTAAGTATACCAAATACAAATATTATAACCCTTACTAATACACAAAAATTTGATCGTAATCAAGTTACCCCTACTAATGCAACAAGATATACATATAGTTTTTGGGTTAATTGGTCAAATTTTATAAATACTAAAAGAAATATGTGGTTATGTGCTGGAGCATATCCAAGTGCGCCTAGGGAGGAAATAATGTGGAATTCAAACGGATTTTGGATGCTAAACTATGATGGGGGAGCTTCTGCTCAAGGAATATATAATTCACCAGCAGTTACAGTAAGTAATAATGTTTGGTATCATTACTGCTTCCAAAAAATAGGTGGTTCAAAACCAGTATTATTTATAAATGGAAATAATCTTGGCACTTGGTCTGAGCCAACAGGTACTCCCTCGGGAGATGGGAGTAATACAAGAATAAATAGCGGTAGTGATGCACACAGAATTAATGGACCACAATGGGCAAGTAGTGAAGGTATGAATGCTAGTATAGCGTATTGTCAATTTATTGATGGGTCAATTCAAGCACCTTCAGCGTTTACAACAACTTCCGGGGGAAATACTATTCCTGCAGCATATACTGGAAGTTGGGGTAACAATGGATGGCAATTATTATTTGGTAATACATCAGCAATAGGCACAGATACAAGTGGAAATGGTAATAATTTTACAACTGTTCCGTCTGCAACTACTGGTACAGCACAAGTTTATTATTAATTAAATTTGAACCATTTATATAACGCGTAATATATAAAAAATATAATTAAATCAAATTCAATAACTTATGACGCTAATCTTATATATATTATTAATTGCAACAACCTTAATATTAATTATAGGGCAGTTAAAAAATGCGGAAATAATTATAGGATTAATTAAGGGATTTATGCTAGGGGTGCTGTACCATGAGCAAGAATACGATGATAATACAGTGGATTATACTTTACAATGTTTAATAGGTTTTATCAGTATAAATGTAATTTGGACGCAGAGTATAAAAGAATAGTAATATATTTGTATAAATTAAATTTAATTAAATGACAAAAAATAAAATTAAAAAAGAAGAACTTGAGGATCTTCAAGCCAAAGTTATTAATATAAATAATCTTCAATATAAATTAGGAGCATTAGAGATTGAAAAGAATAAAGTATTACAGTCTTATGATGTTGCAAAAACAGAATTAAAAACTTTACAGTTAGCTCTTAAAGAAGTATATGGGGGTGTTAGCATTGATGTAAACGATGGTAGCATTAAAAAATTAGAAGAAGTCGATGAGCAAACTAATAAGAAAGATTAGTGTCGGGAAAGATTATAAAAACGACGCAATGCATTACGCGGTGGGGCAAGAAGTATATGGAGGACATATTATTTGTGATATATTAGAGGATAAAGAAAAATATTCTATATATATTAAAAAAAATAATGATGTATTGCCATGGAAAAGTTTTAATAAAAACATGGCTATTAGTGTTGAATATAATTTACAATATTAATGAAACCTTTATATAATTTTTTAATAAAACCAAAAAATAATAGATACGATAATAAAAAAAAGATAGGTGATACAGAGTTAATTCTTAATACAGATATATCTGATCACAAATTTATAAGTAGAGAAGCTATAGTTTATGAAACGCCGATTATATGTAATACAACTATTAATAGAGGTGACAGTGTTATTGTTCATCATAATATATTTCGTCGTTGGCACGATGTGCATGGGGTTGAAAGAAATAGCAAAAGCTTTTTTAAAGATGATTTATTCTTTTGTGACGAAAGTCAAATATTTTTGGTTAAATCCAAAAGCGGCTGGAAAGCAAATAAAGGTTTTTGTTTCGTCGCACCCTTGGAAAACAAAGACAATTTTTCAACTGAAAAGGAACAGTCTTTAATTGGTATTGTAAAATATACTGATGATTCAAATATTGTTAAATTAAATGAAAAAGTTGGATTTACTCCATATAGCGAATATGAATTTATTATAAATGATCAAAAGTTATATAGAGTAATGACAAAAGAAATATCTATCAAATATGGATATAAAAAAGAAGAAAGAGAATATAATCCAAGCTGGTTACAGAGCGGTTGATGAATTAATTAAAGTTGCTAAAGAACCAATTGTTGAAACAGAAGATGATGTTTCAGCTGATAGATTAAAAAATGCAGCAGCTACTAAAAAGCTTGCAATCTTTGATGCGTTTGAAATATTAACACGTATTGAAAACGAAAAAAGTTTATTAGATAATAAACCTATAGAAAAAAAAGAAAACACTTTTTCAGGTTTTGCAGAAAAAAAATCTAAATAATGGGCTACGAACAAACATTATATAAAATAATACAGCCTATTAAAAAAAGCACAATAAGCAGGCTTAATAAAAGTAAGAAGTGGAAGTATGGGTATAATGAAGAACACGATGTAGTTGTTATAAGTAAAACAGGTAAGATAGGTGAAGTATATGAAATACAAAATTTAAAAATTGCTTTGCCAGCGGAAAAAGATGTGTATAGCAAAGATGATAAATGGATTGCGCATGAATATCCTGCCGAGCTTTCAAGATTAAAAACAATATTTGATTGGAGAGATTATCCTGAAGAATTAAAAGAAAAATGGTATGCATACATTGATAGAGAATTTACCAGACGCGAAGAAGGCTTTTGGTTTCGCAACAAAGGTCGTAGCACTTATATTACTGGCTCTCATTATATGTACTTGCAGTGGTCCAAGATTGATGTTGGGAAGCCAGACTTTAGAGAAGCAAACAGATTATTCTTCATATTCTGGGAAGCTTGCAAGGCAGATCAACGCTGTTACGGGATCTGTTATCTTAAGAATAGAAGGTCCGGGTTTAGTTTCATGTCATCAAGCGAGACAGTTAACCAAGCTACTATCAGTTCCGACTCTCGATTCGGAATCTTATCGAAGAGTGGTGCAGATGCAAAGAAGATGTTTACAGACAAAGTGGTACCCATATCAGTCCACTATCCCTTCTTCTTTAAACCAATACAAGACGGAATGGATAGACCCAAGACCGAACTTGCATTTAGAGTACCCGCCTCCAAGCTCACTAGGAAGTCCATCAGTGCAACCGGCTCCGCCAAGCCCGAAGCGCTCGAAGGGCTCGATACAACAATAGATTGGAAAAATACAGGGGACAACTCTTATGATGGAGAAAAATTAAAGTTATTAGTGCATGATGAATCTGGTAAGTGGGAAAGACCTGATAATATATTAAATAACTGGAGAGTAACAAAAACAACGCTACGATTAGGAAGTAGAATTATTGGGAAGTGTATGATGGGTTCAACATCAAATGCACTTGATAAGGGCGGTGAAAACTTTAAAAAATTATACTATGCTTCAGACGTTACAAAAAGAAACAGGAATGGACAGACAAGCTCTGGACTATATAGCTTATTCATACCTATGGAATGGAACTACGAGGGATTTATTGACGATTGCGGATTGCCTGTCTTTGAATCTGGAGGAATTGACCGCGTTGATAATTTTGGAGAGCCAATTCCGATCGGAGTTATTGAGCACTGGCAAAATGAAGCCGAAGGACTTAAAAGTGATCAAGATGCTTTAAATGAGTTTTACAGGCAGTTTCCACGTACAGAAGATCATGCATTTAGAGATGAAACAAAAAATAGTATATTTAATTTGCAAAAAATATATGAACAAATAGATTACAACAGCGATATAAATGAAAATAAATTTATTGCTAAAGGTAATTTTATATGGGAAAATGGTGTAAAAGACACAAAAGTAATATTTGCACCTGATAAAAACGGAAGATTTAATTTATCATGGGTTCCCCCTGTTCATATGCAGAATAGAATAATATTAAAAAATGGTTTAAAATATCCTGCTAATGAGCATTTAGGTGCTTTTGGTTGTGACTCGTATGATATATCAGGAACTACTGACGGACAAGGTTCAAAAGGCGCATTACACGGATTAACTAAATTTAGTTTAGATGAAGCGCCATCGAATAGTTTTTTCTTAGAATATATCTCACGACCGCCAACTGCTGAAATATTTTTTGAAGATGTATTAATGGCATTAGTATTTTATGGAATGCCACTTCTTGCAGAAAACAATAAACCACGACTTTTATATTATTTAAAACGAAGAGGGTATAGAGGGTATTCTATGAATAGACCAGACAAACTTTATAATAAATTATCTGTAGCAGAAAAAGAAATAGGGGGGATACCAAATTCTTCGGAAGATATTAGACAAGCACACGCAGCAGCAATTGAATCTTATATTGATTCATATGTAGGATTAAAAGAAGATAACACATATGGAGATTTATATTTTAGTAGGACATTAAATGATTGGGCTTTGTTTGATATAAATAAAAGAACAAAATATGATGCAGCAATAAGCTCTGGGTTAGCAATTATGGCATGTAACAAAAATAGATATAAGCCAGCTGTAGCAAGAACAACTAAAAAATTACAATTTGGTTTTAAAAAATATAATAATCAAGGAACATTATCCAAAATATTAAAATAAATGGCAAAATCACACCCAACAGGATTATTCCCGAGTCAAGCAGTATCTGACGCAGAAAAAGCAAGTTTAGAATATGGAACTAAAGTTGGAATAGCAATTGAATCAGAATGGTTTAAAAGAGATAGTGGTACATCTAGGTATCAATCAAACAGAGAAAATTTTCATAGGCTAAGATTGTATGCAAGAGGAGAACAATCAATACAAAAATATAAAGATGAATTATCTATCAATGGAGATTTATCATATCTTAATTTAGATTGGAAGCCAGTTCCAATTATACCTAAATTTGTTGATATTGTTGTAAACGGTATTGCAGAAAGAATGTATGACATTAAAGCTTATTCTCAAGATCCGAGTTCTGTTAAACAAAGAACAAATTATATGGAAAATATTCTTAGAGATATGAAATCAAAAGAATATATAGATACTGTAAATAATGTATTGGGTGTAAATACGTATAATACAGATCCAAAAAAATTACCTTCTGACGAAACAGAATTAAGTGTCCACATGCAACTTGATTATAAGCAAGGTATTGAAATAGCGCAAGAAGAAGCGTTATCAAATGTATTTGCTTTAAATAAATATGAATTAGTTAAAAGACGTTTGGATTATGATATAGCTGTATTAGGTATGGCTTGTGTAAAAAATGGATTTAATAAAGCAGAAGGTATTACAATAAATTACGTAGATCCTTCGGATATAGTTTATTCTTACACAGAATCTCCATATTTTGATGATTTATACTATGTAGGTGAAATTAAAAAAATTAGTATAGTTGAACTTAAAAAACAATATCCCGATTTAACAGATGATGAAATTGCTACAATAGAAAAAAATGGATACGGTTCAGGACATTTATTATATAATAAATCATATGGAGCAATAGACGGCGATGATGAAGGCTTTGTGTATGTATTATATTTTGAATATAAAACATATAAAAATCAAACATACAAAATTAAAGAAACAGCAACAGGCGGTAAAAAACCTATTAAAAAAGAAGACACGTTTAATCCTCCGGCTGATCAAAGATCTAGATTTGAAAAAATAAATAGAACAATTGAAACTTTATATACAGGTGCAAAAATTATAGGAAGCGAAAACTTATTAGAGTGGAAATTAGCTGAAAATATGACAAGACCTAAATCAGATACTACTAAAGTGCAAATGTCATATAATATAGTAGCTCCAAGAATGTATAAAGGAAGATTAGAATCATTAGTTAGTAGAATGACAACTTTTGCAGATATGATTCAATTAACACATTTAAAGCTACAACAAGTATTAGCTAGAATGGTACCAGATGGGGTATTTTTAGATGCAGATGGTATTGCTGAAGTTGATCTTGGTAATGGAACTAATTATAATCCGCAAGAAGCTTTAAATATGTTTTTCCAAACAGGTTCTGTTATTGGTAGATCTATGACACAAGACGGTGAATTTAATAATGGAAGAGTGCCTATTCAAGAGTTACAAAGCGGTAATGGGGGTGGAAAAATTAGCGCCTTAATTACAGCATATAATTATTATTTACAAAATATGCGAGATGTAACAGGATTAAATGAAGCAAGAGACGGCAGCATTCCTGATAAAAACGCGTTAGTAGGGCTGCAAAAATTAGCTGCAGCAAACTCAAATACCGCTACAAGACATGTATTACAGTCGGGGTTATATTTAACGTTAAAAACAGCAGAAGCTGTATCGCTACGTATTTCAGACGTATTAGAATATGCAAATACTAATAATTCTTTTATAAATTCATTAGGAAGATTTAATGTTGCTAATTTAGAAGAAGTTGCAGAATTACATTTACATGATTTTGGAATATTTTTAGAATTAGCCCCGGATGAAGAAGAAAAACAATTATTAGAAAACAATATTCAAATGACGTTATCTAAAGAACAAATTAATTTAGAAGACGCTATAGATGTTAGAGAAGTTAAAAATTTAAAATTAGCTAATCAATTATTAAAACTTCGTAGAAGAAGAAAATTAGAAGAGGATCAAGCTATTTCTGCAAGAAACATAGAATTACAATCTGAAGCTAATGCTAAATCTGCTGAAGCGGCTGCAACAGCTGAAATTCAAAAGAATCAAATTTTAACTGAAAATAAAGTAAAACTTAATAAAGCGCAGTCGGAATTTGATATTAAAAAATTAGAAAGAGAAGCTGCTATTAAGAAAGAGCTTATGTTACATGAGTTTCAATTAAATGTAAAGCTTAAAGAAATGGATTTACGAGTGATTAATGATAAAGATAAGTATCGTGAAGATAGAAAGGATGAAAGAACGAAAATTCAAGCATCGCAACAGTCTGAATTAATTGAACAAAGAAAGAATAATACACCACCAAAAGATTTTGAATCTAGTGGGTTTGATACTTTAGGTGGATTTGGTTTAGAACAATTTGAACCAAGGTAAAAACTTTAGCCTTAAATAAAGTAAATTAATTATATTATATTATGTCAGAAGAAATAAAAGCAAAAGTTATAGATGATGAAAATCCATCTGTAGCTGAAAAAGAAACTAAAGCTCTTAAAAAAATAGGAGCTGATACCGGTATTGATACCGTGACAAAAGTAGATTTAAGACAACCTTTAAATAAAGAAGAAGATGCCATTCAAGAGCAAAGCACAGATGAGGTTCCTGTACGCGACGGATCCGAAGCTGGCGAAGAAATTCAAAAAGAAAACGAAACGCAGCCTGAAGAGCCTGCCGGAGAAAGTAAAGAAGAAGAACAAGAAGAAGCGATAATTGAAGAGGTTGTTGAAGAAAATAAAATTGAAACAGAAAACGTTGAAACAAAACCTGAGGCTACACCTAATGTAACACAGGAAAAAGAAACAGTAAAAGAAGACGTTAATGTGCCCGAGGGGGTTTTTGAATTAGTAAACTTTATTAATGAAACAGGAGGTTCTATTGAAGACTATGTAAATTTAAATAAAGATTACTCTTCTTATGAAGATGCTAATTTATTAAAAGAATATTATAATAAAACTAAATCACATTTAAATAACGATGAAATTAATTTTTTAATTGATGATAGTTTTAATTATGATCAAGAATTAGATGATCCTAGAGATGTTAAAAGAAAACAGCTAGCATATAAAGAAGAAATTGCTAAAGCTAAAACATATTTAGAATCTCAAAAAAGTAAATATTTCAAAGAAGTTAAAGGCAAATCTAATTTGTCAAAAGAACAGCAAAAAGCTGTAGACTTTTTTAATAGATACAATAAAGAACAACAAGAAATTGTTGAATTACAAAAAACGGCAGCAAAGAATTTTGAGACAAAAACTAATGAAGTTTTCAATAATGAATTCAAAGGTTTTGATTTTTCAGTTGATAACAAAAAATTTAGATTTAAGTCAAAAAATATTGAAGCTGATAAAAATGCTCAACTTGATGTTATGAATGTTTTTGGTAGTTACCTTAACAGCGATAATACATTAAAAGATGGGTATGGTTATCATAAAGCTCTTTTTGCCGCGAGAAATGCCGATAATATTGCAAATCATTTTTACCAGCTTGGTAAAACAGAAGCTATAAAAGAAATGTCAGCGGAATCTAAAAATATAAATATGGATCCAAGGCAAACTGGAAGTGGCTATGTTGAATCAGGCGGAATAAAAGTGAGAGCAATATCTGGTGACGATAGCTCAAAGCTACGTATAAAACTTAAAAAATAATAATTAAAATATAAATTAATATGGCAGCAGTAACGCCTACGGCCGGAGCCAGTTTAAACTCAACTCCAGCCCCAGTTAAACAAACCCTATCATCTAACTACCTATCGTTTACAGGTGGTTCAAATGATTGGTCTCAGCAGTACTTACCGGATTTATATGAGCAAGAAGTAGAAGTATTTGGAAACAGATCAGTTGCTTCTTTCTTAAGAATGGTTGGTGCTGAAATGCCTATGACTTCTGACCAAGTTGTTTGGTCTGAGCAAGGCAGATTACATTTATTTTACAAAGGTGCATCAGTAACAGATGCCGGTGTAATTACAATTGCAAATTCAGGAACTCACGCAGTAAGAGTTGGACAAACTATTGTTCTTAGTGACAATCAATCTACTCCAACAGTTATTAAGTGTTATGTTTCTGCTATCGCAAGTGACAATACTACATTAACAGCTATTCCTTATTCAGGGGGTGCAACAGTTGGTGCAGTAACAGGATTTGATACAGCAACTGATAGTGGATCTAACACATGTGATTTCTTCGTATTCGGTTCTGAATTCAAAAAAGGAACAGCAGGTATGACTAATTCAGTACAGCCTTCTTTTGCTTCTTTAACTAACAAACCTATTATCATTAAAGATAAATATGAAGTTTCAGGATCTGATGCTTCTCAAATTGGTTGGGTTGAAGTAACAGGAGAGCAAGGTCAAACAGGATACTTATGGTATTTAAAAGCTGAAGGTGATACAAGACAAAGATTTGAAGACAACCTTGAAATGGCAATGGTTGAGGGAGAATTTGCTAAAGCAACAGGTGGTGTAGATTCTTTATTAGGAACTGCAGCAGCTGATGACACAGCAGGTACTGAAGGTCTTTTTGCAGCAATTACTGCAAGAGGTCACATTACTACAGGTATTGCAGGTAGCTCAACTGCTGATGATTTAGGTTCATTTGATGAAATACTTAAAAAATTCGATGCACAGGGTGCTATTGAAGAAAATATGCTATTCATTAACAGAACAGTTTCATTAGCAATTGATGATATGCTAGCAGCGCAAAACTCTTATGGTTCTGGTGGTACATCTTATGGTGTATTTTCAAACAGCGAAGATATGGCGCTAAACTTAGGATTTTCAGGATTTAGAAGAGGTTCTTATGACTTCTACAAAACTGACTGGAAATACTTAAATGACGGCTCAACAAGAGGTATTATTGAAAACGATATTAGAGGTGTGGTTGTACCAGCAGGTACTTCTACAGTTTATGACCAAATTCTTGGTAAAAACATTAAGAGACCTTTCTTACACGTTAGATATAGA